TCAAACTGTCAATTTCAGAAAGAGCTTCGTTTAATTCAGCCCGTTTTGTTTCCAATTTACCTACTGTATCATTAAATTTAGTTTGAAGTATATCGTATTTAGATTTTAGAACATATGCGGGTTTTTTAGGTTTTTGTTTTTTTATTAACTCATCAACCCTTACATCAAGTGCTTTTTGAAGTTCTTCTTCGTTGTATTTTGGTTTTTCTAAATACCCAGCGGTTTCTCCACTAAATTTTGTTTGGTCTTCGGGTATAACATCAAATTCATCAGTATCTATCCAATCTGATTTATATTTGGCAGTATCACCAGGTTTTAAATCACGTATCGGCTTTAACCCATACTTTACAAATGGGTTTTCCTTTTGAATATGATTTACAGACTTACCTTCTTTGATTCTAGATACCCACAATTCAGCATCTTCTTTAGATAATCCAGGTGGAACTTGATGTCCATCTTTTTTACGCACAAGAATAGAACCAGTTTTAATATCTCTGGTTTTATCAATTGCCTTGGAACCCTTTGAAAAAAGTTCACTTAATCTGTAATCCTCTGGTTTAGCTGCCATATTACAATTCTACTGTGAAAGTTAAATTACTATCTTCGAAGTATTCAACCACACCACTTCTGTTTATTTTTACTTCAATAAAATAATCTCTATTAATTTCCCAATTTGTTAAATTCAATTTAAAGAAGTGTCCATTTGCATCACAACTAACTTTAGTGTAATCATCATTAAATGGAACAATCACATCACCGGTTACTACATCTTTAATTTGGTAATACACGGTTGTTGGTAAATACTTAATATCATTATATGCATATAGATTAGTATATGTCTTAAGTGGATACTTTTCTCTTGCCACAACTCTTATTGTAGGTTTACTTCCTCTCTTATATGTGGTTTTTAATCTCTTGAACGTTACATGAATATCATCAGAAGTAAGTTCTGTAAGAGAACCAGTATTATACGATGAATCATCCCATCCTATTCTTAATTTAGGTTGGTAAATAGTATTTGTTTCTTTTGAAAAGAATTTTAACTGTCCGTAATCTTCTGTATCGTTCTCTAATGTTGAATCATGTTTTAATATCAATCCATTGTTTGGAATTGAACCAGATACCCAAGATTTAATTGGGTCTAATACGTTCATTGATATATCAGTTGATGAATATGAGAAAGATTGAGAAGCAGATGAACCAGTCAACCACATTCCACCCTTACCATTATGTGAACCAGAACTTTCTAAAGAAGCAGAACCGATTAACCAATTATCTGATGTTGTTCTTTTATCCCATGTAACTCCATCAGTTGATATTTTATCAAATCGAGTACCGATACCAACATCCCATGATTGAGAAATTGGATGTGCATGTATTGTGTAATCGGTTGGAATCTCAATTGATTCACATTCTCTAAGTATTAACTCAGCAGAATGCACCGATATTTCTCCACTTGCATTTGAAGCAGATATCTCATTTGTATTAAATTGAATCAATGAATGTGAAACATCCTTTAAATTACCATAATACGTTTTTGATATTTCCAATATCTCATCCCTACCTGTATTTTGGGATGGTTGTTGCAAATAAATTGTTGAATCTTTTGATGCTGTTACGAAATAAAACATTATACTACCCTCCCTTTTAAATCTTTGTTAGGAAACTTAACTTCAAATATCGATGGGTCTAAAGATGGATAAACCATTTTACCTTTAGTTGCATCTGATATATTATATGAGTGTGATGAGTAACTTCCTAAACATTTATTTACTATCTCACACTTTGGAACAGATTGAACTCCCTCAACACCTGCAATCAATAATTCTATTTCAGAAATATTAATGGCCATGTTAAATGTCCAATTATCTATATTAAAATATCTTGCTAAGTTCTGTTGTACCTTAACTAACACTTCTCTTTTATTATATCCACCATAAACTCGGATTTCAAAATCAACTCCGATATTTATAACATACCCATCAATTAAATTAACACCATCTGTTAGCATTCTATATTCACTAATATATGTTTTTAGATTTTCCTTAACTGCTTGATTTAATGTTGATATATTTTTATCAGAATCATATCCAAGTATATATAGGTTAATAGCAAACGGATTATTCTTTTCATTAGTATTTCCCTTCTTACCACCCAGAAACTTTGTTACTTCTGATTTTATTTCTTCTTCCGTTTTATTAGAACCACCCAATGATTGAACCAATCCAGTAAATTCCTCAAGGGAATTTGGATTACTTAGAATAGAAGCAGGAGAATTATTATCCAACTCACCATCTGGTGCACAATATGCTTTCGCTATACCACCATACTTTGGAGGTAATGATAATGCCCTTACTTGATAATCTTTTCGTGTTACTGCTCTGTTTTGAGAACCAAAGTTTGCCAATGCATTTTCTCTGATTTCTTCGATTGTGTCACCTCCTCGACCTCCTGTTCCAGGTGATTCATTATCACATGCAACCGAACTTTTTGATACACGATATAGTGCTAATTCATTTTGTTGGAACGAAGTACCATCATCATCGAATGAAATAGTTTCAATATTGTTCAATTCCCCAACGCCAACGTTTGATTTAACACCACCACCAACTAAATACGATACGGTGAATTTCCCTTTAGGGGCCTGTCCATATGATTTTGTTTTTAAAAAGTTAGATGGATCAAATGATGCACCCATTTTATCAATAGAAGAATTTAGGCCCAATCCTACATTTTTAAAGTTAGGAATTAATGTCTCATCTCCTGATGTTGAGTTACCTGCACCAAACACAAGTGTTGTTGTATTATCTTGATTTACTTTAGTTGTGAATCTTCGTGATGTTTTTAAAACTTTAAGAACATTTGGAACCGAATCTTTAAATTGTGCCAAATCCTTATCATTTTGTTCCGAATTTGCATAATCAACATAAACCATTTCTTGTGCCAAATACGGAACCTGATACCATTTATTTCCCTGTGAATCTCTTACATCGTATATATCAATTACATTACTATCTCCAATTTGGATTTTAGAAAATTGACTTGGTGTATTACCAAAGTCATATTCAATTGTTTTTAATTCTGCAGAAATTGCACCAACATATTTTTTTACTAAATATGAAGTTGGTGTTCCGTCATTACTTTGATAAATTGAAATTTCTCGTTCATCATCTACTGCAAAATCAAGTAATTCTGATGTTCTAAATCGAGTTCCTGTCAATGAAGATATAACAACCATACCTTCATTGATTCGTAATAAATAATCCAAATCAGGTTTAACTTCACTGCCAACTCCCGTTGATGGTACTGTTTGATATACTGCCAGTTGTACAATAGATGCAGATGTTACTCTTGGCTTGTAACCAAGATATTCAGCCAGTGCAACCACGTTTTGCTTATCTTCGGAATATAACATTAAAGATTCCTTCAATGTATCATCTGTATAATAAGATAATACATCACCAAGATATGATGCCATTTCTATGAACATCATCCCAGGAGAAGATTCATTAAAATCAGAATGTGTTTGTGGGAAATAAGTTTTTGCGTAATCAATTAAGTTTTCTCTAAATTGAGAGAAATCTTTATTTAGGTATTTTATATCCCTACCTTGATTTGATTTTTTTGTTATTTGATTTAATGCCATTTCTGTTATGCCTCTATATTGAATGTTAATTCCTGTGCTTCAAATTGTCCACCAACTGAAAACGTGAGTTTTACTGTGGCCATGTTTCTATCTTTCATTTCATCCGTCATATCTACTTCTATTTCATCGATATCGATATACGGTAACCAATAATTAACACTATCTGTTATTAAACTTTCAAGTTTGATCTCTAAATCACCATCCAGTTGTTCAAATAATAAACTCTGAAGGCCTGTACCAAACTCAGGTTGAAATGGACGTTCTCCTTTATTTGTTAATAGTAAATTCTTTAAATTACTCTTTGCTGCTTCAAATGATGAAAATGATTGTCCGAACATCGAACCATTCCCAGGTGAAACAGGCAAAGTAATTCCATACGCATGGTTACTATACTCATCCGTATCTTTTACTATTTTTTTATCAAGAATGTACGCCATCTAATTCTCCCTATTTATCTCTTAAACTTTTTAACAAGTTCCGAGTTATCTCTATTTAATATTCTATCCAAACCAGGTAATCCAGTTTGTACTCCTAATCCAGCTTTATTTGGTTGAGTACCAATTGGTTGATATCCCATT